TCCCCGTGCGCCTGGTACTGGAACGTCGCGAGCTCGCCGTCGTGGTCCCACAGGAACGCGGCGAGCCCGTCGGCCTCGTCCCAGCGCTGCGCGGCCACGATGTGGAGCGCATACGTCGTCTTGCCGCGGCTCGAGTACGAGCCCTCCGGGCAGAGCGTCGAGTAGGTGACCTCGTCGCCCGGCGCCGGGACGATCTCGGCGAGGTGCACGTCGCAGTTGTACTCGACGGGGACGCCCGCCACGACGAGCGCGAGCTTGAGCGTGACATCGCGCATGAACAGCGGGGATCCCATGTCGCCTCCTAGGAGCTCGCGTACTGGATGGTCGCTACGGTCGCGAACGCTCGCGCGCCGGTCGCGAGCTCTTGCTCGGCCGGCCGCGCCCACGCCGGGAGCTCGACGCCGGCGAGCGTCCGGAGCCCGACGTCGACGCGATCGACGAGATCGGCGAGCTCGTCGTATGCGGCCAGGCGATCGGCGGCGCCGGCGACGGCCGAGAGGCGCCAGCGCGAGACGCGGCCGCGGCCGGCGGATCCGCGCACGAGCTCGGACCACGGATCGCCGGGCTCGACGAGGACGCACGGCGCCGGCAGCGGGAGCCCCGTCGCCGTCCGGACGCCGGCGCCGTCGAGCACCCGGAGGAGCGCCGCGCGCTGGTCGGCGAGGCGGCTCACGCGATCCCGACCGTCGCGTATCGCGCCACGATCGGCGCGATGGTCTCGAGGTAGTCGGCGACGATCCGCCGGGTCGCGTCCTGGCGATCGACGAGCGAGCCCTCGCGCTGCGTGTAGGCCTCGACGCCGGCGACGAGCGCGCCGCGGGTGAGCTCCGGCGGGAGCTCGGGACCGATCGCGACGCCGGCGAGCCGCGCGTCGAGCCCGGCGTTGACCGCGGCCGCGCACGCGTCGGCCCACGAGATATCAGCGGGACCGGGAGCCGCGACACCGGCTTGCGCCAGGATCGCGGCTCCCGTCGTCCACTCGCTCACGGCCGAGCTAGGCCGCCTTGCTCGAGCGCTCGCGCCCGACGACGAGCGTCGAGATCACGATCCCGTCGGGAACCGTGATCACGGGCGCGCCCATCCCCCAGGTCGCGACGTTCTGGCCGAGCTTCGCGACGTCCTCGGCCGAGATCGGGAACGGCCCGTCCTCGTGCCAGCCGGCCGCGGAGCCGTTCGTCACGAGGTGCGTGTTCCCGGTCAGGAACGGCGCCCGGATGATCGGCAGGCCCGAGACCTCGATCCGGAGCGTCGACGCGGTCGCGACGCCGGCGACGTTCGTCGGCCCGTACGGCGTCGGGGTGAGACCGGCGAGGCCGCCCAGGCGGACGAACTCGGCCGGCGAGACGAGATCGACGGTCGCGGGCGAGCCCGTGGCGTCGTCGACGAGCGCGCTCGCTTCGAACAGGAACGCGCGCACCGCGGCCGCGTCGGCGTTCGCGGGGAGCACGAGCGACTCGCCGGCGCCGGCGACGAGCGCGGCCTCGAACTCGGCTTCGGTGATCCGGCCGTAGGCGATGTCGAGGATCCGGAGATACGCCTCGCGGTACGCGGGCCGGCTCCGGCGGATCAGCTGGTACGAGATGTCGGAGCCGCCGGCGTAGGTCGCGATCGGGCTCGTGCCCTTGAGGATCTTGACCTTGACGCTCGCGATCTCGGTCTTCTCGGCGATCTGCTTGGCGACCACCGTATCGAGATCGAGCGCCGGATCGACGTACGGCCAATCGATCTCCATCCCCGAATCGCCGAGCGAGCGCGGACCGCCGAGCGCCTGCACGGCCGGCCGCGGCCGCGCCAGGATCCCGGCGATCTCCGTGAGCCACGTCGGCTGCATCACGCCGGGGTTCTCCGGCGTGATCTGGTCGACGAGAGCGCGCGCCAGGAGCGGCCGGAGATCCGGATCGAGGAACGCGGCGTCGGCATACGCGACGTACGTCGGGAACGTCGCGAGCGGCGAGCCCGCAGCGGAGCGCGCGCCGCCGGCCTCGAGGAGCGCCATCCGGCCGACGAGATCGGTCCGGAGCCCTTCCATCCGGGCGAGGAGCTCGGGCTCGTCGACGCGGCGCACGCCGGTCCCACGCGGGAGCGGCGACGGCTCGGGATCCGGGACGGGTGTCGGCGTGGGATCCGGGACGGGATCCGGTTCGGTCTCGCGCGGCATGGTGCCTCCTCCCGCCGAGCGAACGGCGAGCACTTCGGCGCCCGGATAGGCGCCCCTCTCGACGATCCCGACGCGCACGAGGCGGACGCGGGATCGTTCAGTCACGCCGGCGACGACGCGCGCGGCCTCCGGGATGGGCTCGAACACGGGCGACGCCGCCCGGTAGACCTGGTCTCGGGCGAGCTCGAGGAGCTCGTCGCCGTCACGCGTCCGGGCGACGCGGAAGGTCCCGTATCCCCCGTCCTCGCGATCCTCGAGCGCGATCGCGCGGCCGGCCAGGCGCACGCCCGGCTGCATCCCGTGAGCCCCGATCGCCTCGAGCGAGACGTCGGCCGGCGCCGTGCCGCGGAACGCGCCGCGCCGGAGGATCTCGGGACCCTCGGCCGTGTTCCCGACCACGCCCCACGGCGCGATCCGGATATCGACGAGCCGCTCGCTCTCGGAGCGGACGAGGATCGCCGCGTCGTGCGCGGCTCCGGTGACGAGATCAGGCACGAGACACCTCCGGAGCGGCCGGCGCCGCCGGCGTGGGCGCGAGCGAGGCCGGGATCGGGAGCGGCACGGCGCGGTTCCAGCCCTCCCAACGGTCGACCTGTTCGGTCGTGACGAACCCGTTCGAGAGGCCCACGGCGTACGCGGCGAATCGCTGGACGGTCCCGAGCCGCTCGAGCTCGCTCACGTCGAACCGGACGACCTGCGTCGACGGGAGGAGCCTCGAGAGCCACGCCTCGATCGGATCGAGGTAGACCGGCTGGAGCGTCACCCGGCAGAACGTCATCAGCGCGTCGGCGACGTTCTGGTACGTGAGCGACGAGCCGCTGAGCTCGGCGAGGAGGAGCTCGGCCGGGAAGATCCCGAGCCCGCGGGCGACCTCGAGCGCGCCGTGCTTGCGCGTCTCGAGCAGCTGGCTCGAGCCGGGATCGCCGGCGGTCTCGTGTAGGTCCCAGCCCTTCGGGAGCACGGCCGGCGAGTGGTCCCGGTGATTCTCGATCCACTTCGCCTTGACCTCGGCCGCCTTCGCGTCCTCGAGCACGCCGTCGTACTTGAGCGTGACGCTCGGAACGGCGCCGTTCACGAACCAGTCGCCGGCGTAGATCTCGGCCGCCAGGATCCGCGCGAGCGCGCCCTCGATCGAGCGCAGCGGCGAATGTCCCGTGAGCTCGCCGGCGCGCCGGCCGAGCGAGATGTGCAGGATGTCCCGGTTCGGAACGAGCTCCCGGCCGGCCCAGCGGTATCGGCGGGACAGCCGGCTATCGTCGGCCCAGCGCGTCGCGACGTCGTCCCACGGGAGCACCGGCGCGAGCTCCGGCCAGCCGGCCGCGTTCCGGCTCGTGGCCGGGATCCACAACCCGGCGTTCCCGTGATCGAACAACGATCCGCCGAGCTCCGTGAGCCAGTCCTCGCGGGTGATCTCGGGAGCCGGTCCGAGGAGGACGTTCGGCTGTTCGGCCATCGGATAGCCGTCGCGCCAGGCGACCGGCTCGAGCTCGGCGATCAGCGAGACGATCAGCTGCCGCGATCGTGCGACCGCCGGGATCCCGAGGTAGTCCGTGAGCCCGAGCTCACGGCTCGCGACCGCGTGCTCGATCTGTCCGCCGAGATCGCTCTCGCTCGGCGTGCCGAGCCAGGAGCGGAGCGATCCGAGGAGACTCACGGCGCGCAAGGTACGCCCGAGATGGTGGAATGCAACAGCCGGCCGCGCTCCCTTGCTCACGCGGCCGGCTAGAAGATCTCCGGCTGCGACTCCGCGGCCGCCGGCGTGAGGATCGCCCACGCGGCCCACGCCGCGGCCCGGATCGCGTCGATCGAGCCGCGCGACTCCCGGACGCTGAAGTACCACGCGCCGGCCTCGAGCGCGCCGGACGGCCGCGCGCGGCGCGCCTGGACGGCGAGGAGCGGGTCGTCCGCGTGCACCAGCCGCCGGCCCACGAGCTCGGCGCGGAACATCTCGGACGCGCTCCGGAGATCGCCGGCGCCGAGCTCGAGCGTCGGGACGTCCGCGGCCGCGGCCCAGCTGCGGAGCCCTGGCGCGACGCTCGAGCTCCGGGACCACGCGACGAGCGCCGGCGCCCAGGCCTGGCGCGTGCGATCGAGCGCCTCGAGGAGCTCGGCGGGATCCACCGTCGAGCCAGGCAGGGCGACGAGCTCGGCCGCGATCCCGACGAACGTCGGCGCGTCGTCGGCCGCGGGCTCGACGGCGACCGCGATCGTCGCGTGGCTCCAACCGCTATCGGCGTCGACGGCGAGGATCGAGCGCCGGCGGAGCCCGTCGAGCTCGCCCGTCTGGCGCGCCCAGACGCCCGGCGGGAGCCACTCGTCGGCGGCGTCGGCCCAGAGGTTGAGTCGCTCCCGGCGGAACGTCGACGGCGTGAGCGCGCGGAGCTCGTCGCGGATCGTCGCCTCGCCGAAGTCTCGCGCCTCGACGAGCGCGGGCGAGCTCTTGCGCCAGGCGCGCGGATCGTCGGGAGCGTCGCCGTCGTCGGCCGCGTACCACGTCATCCCGAACCCCTCCGCGGGCTCGGCGCCCTCGATGATCCGGCGGCCTCGCTCCCAGAGCGAGCGGAGCAGGATCGAGCGCTCGTCGCCGGCCGACGAGATCTCGAAGATCAGCGGCTCCGGCCGCGCGCTCACGGTCGGCTTGAGCGCGGCGTACGTCTCCTCGTCGCGCTGCGTCCGGACCTCGTCGAAGATCGCGAGATCGATCGAGTAGCCGCGGAGCGCGTCGCGCGCCTCGCGGCTCGTGACGTGGTACTCCCGGCGCCAGCCCGCGACCGCGGACCGGATCCCGAGATAGCGCGTCACGGCTAGTCCACCGCGCGCCTCCGGCCCGAGCCGCCTGGCGAGCGGCGCGAGATCGGCCCGGACCGCGTCGTACGGGATCCGCGCCTGCGCCCGGTTGTAGGCGATCCCGTAGAGGAGCGCCCACGCCGGCCCGACGTCGGTCGTGAGCGCCCAGCCGAGGAGCGAGCGGACGAGCGCGGTCTTGCCTTGCTGGCGCGCCGTCGAGACGAGGTACTCGCGGTGTACCAGCCGGCCCGACGCGTCGACGGCGAGCGCGCGGAGGATCGCGCGCTGCTGCCATCGATCGAGCTCGATCCCGAGCTCGCGCCTGGCGAACCCGACGACGAGCGGACCCCACGAGCCGACGACGGTCGGCGGGAGCGGCGTCTCCCAACGCGGCGCCGGGAGCCGCGGCCGCGTCACCCTCCGAGCGCCCGGCGATCCTTCGCGGAGAGGCGCGGCGCGCGCGTCGAGCGCGGGCTCGGCGAGGAGCTCGTCGACGGCGCCGGCGCGTCCTCGAGCTCGTGCTCGGCGCCTGGCGCGGAGAGCTCGCGGCCGATCTTGATCGCGAGATCCCAGAGCTTGAGCCGCTCGGCCAGGGCCGGCCGGAGCC